GCTTTCATTTTTTATACGCATAATTAAAGCTAAATCGTATGGGTATAGATTTAACAAACTAAAACCAGTTTAAGTTCAGTATGTTAGTTGTAATATGGCCAAGCTAAAAAAAATAAAATGAGAGGGAGAAAAAAAATACCAACAAAGATTAAGGAGTTGAAAGGTACTATTGAAAAGTCTCGACTAGTGGGAAACGAGATGGAGACTTCGGCAGTTGTCTCAATGCCTTCAGCTCCCTCCTTTCTCAATCAACAAGGCTCTGATGAATGGGATTTAGTAACTAACGAACTAGCCAATATCAAGATGTTACACTTGACTGACCTATCGATCCTGGCAGCCTATTGCAACGAGATAGGTATTTATAGAGAGATAGCTCAAGAGTTACAAGGCAACTTTACAGAGCAGACGGTTGACAAAGATGGTAGATTAAGAGCTAGTAAGATTGCTCCTAAATATAAAGTAATGCAAAACGCTTTACAGAATGCTATGAAAATTGCTACGCAATTTGGATTTACTCCAAGCAGTAGAGCTTCGCTTAGTATGCCAGACCAAGACGAAGAGAGTACTGACGACTTTAATTTCTTTGACTAATGAAACTTAAAGAGGACAAGACTTTTTACTTTGATGAGAAGGCAGCAACAAGATGCATATTTTTTATCGAGAATCACATTAAGCATATCAAAGGAGAGTTAGGAGGTCAGCCATTTAAGTTAGAGCCATTTCAAAAAACAATAGTCAGAGATTTATTCGGTTGGAAGTATAGAGATAGTGGGTTAAGAAGATTCAGAACTGCTTATATATGTCTACCAAGAAAGAACGGAAAGTCAACTCTTATAAGTGCAATAGCTTTGTATATGTTACTAGCCGACAACGAGCCTTCGGCTGAGTGTTATATTGCTGCTGGAGATAGACAACAAGCTGGTATTATATTTGACGTAGCTAGTGGAATGGTAAGAGCTGACAATCAACTAAACAAAAATCTAAAAGTATTTAAGAACTCTATTATACACGAGAAGAGCAACTCAGCATTTAAGGCTATTAGTTCAGAGGCATCTAGTAAGTTTGGATACAACGCTAGTTTTATTTGTATGGATGAATTCTTTGTTCAGAAAGACTCAAGCCTATGGGATGCCTTGACTACTTCGGTAGGTAGTAGGAGACAACCAATGACCATTGCTATTACTACTCCAGGATATAATAGAGAATCTATTTGTTATAAGACTGAGGAGTATGGTCGTAAAGTATCAGAGGGAATTATAGAGGATGATTCTTTTTATTATGTAAAATACTTTTGCGATTTAGAAACAGACTGGACAACAGAGGAAGCATTAAGAATAGCCAATCCAGGAATAGAAACTGGTATTGTAAAATTAGACTATCTAAAAAGAGAACAAGAGAAAGCTATCAAGCTACCAAGCTACGAGAATACCTTTAGAATGCTCCATCTAGGACAATGGATGTCATCAGCTAGTAAATGGCTTAGTGACCAGCAATGGATGGAGTGTAACAAAGCTCCAATACACTTAGAGGATTATAAAGGAATGACTGCATACGCTGGACTTGACTTGGCAAGTGTGAGAGATGTTTCTGCTTTTGTTTTAATCATTCCAGAGGATGATAGGTTTACGGTTATTCCTTACTTCTTTGCTCCTAAAGAAAATGCTTTTATTCGTTCAAGACGTGACCAAGTAGATTATATAGGTTGGGAAAAAGAAGGACTTATGGAATTGACTGAGGGCGATGTCACCGATTACAACTACATCAAGAAAAAAATTAAAGAAGTAGCTGAGGTTGTAAACATTAAGAGTATAGCCTATGACCGTTGGAACTCTAGCCAGTTAGTCATAGACTTAACAGAGGACGGATTGCCAATGGAAAGCTATGGGCAAGGCTTTGCTAGTATGTCAGCACCAACTAAAGAACTTGAGAAGCTAGTACTAGGCAAACAGATTAATCACGCTGGTAATAAAGTACTACGTTGGATGTGTTCTAACTTAGCTATGAAGTCTGATCCAGCTGGTAATCTTAAAATGGATAAGAGTAAATCAACTGAAAAGATTGACGGAATGGTCAGTCTAGTAATGGCTTTAGGATGTTATATGAATGATGACAGCCAATCCTCAGCTTATGACGATAGAGGAATAGTCTGGATTTAGTCGTTCACTTTTGCGATTTCTCTTATCTTTGTAAAGTAATTACAAATTTATGGGACTATTTGACTTTCTCCGTTCTGAAAAAAGAGGAGATAACTTTTTAAGAGCTGTTTTTGGTGGCTATGGTGCAGCTAACAGAACGGCTGTCACTCGTGATACTTCATTAACATTTAGTGCAGTCTTTGCTTGTGTGAGAGTTATTAGCGAATCTATCGCTAGTCTACCGATAAAAGTTTACAGAGTCGAGGATGATGACGATAAAATAACTGACGTTAGCCATCCAATCTACCGACTACTAGCTCGTAATCCTAACGAGTACATGACACCATATACATTCCTAGATACTTTAATGACCAACTTACTGCTAGAAGGGAATGCTTATTTTTATATTGAGAGAGATAGCAACGCAAGACCAGTCTCATTAATTCCTATCAATCCACAAGATGTTAAGGTCATCAAGCATGATGGGCAAATATACTATGACATCAAAGACTATGAGATAGGAGTAATGAAGGAGGACATGCTACACTTCTTTAACTTATCTTTTAACGGTTGTGAGGGTGTAAGCGTACTACAAGCACAGAATACAACAATAGCAACCTCAATAGCTGCTAATGATACAGCCAATAGTTATCTAGGAAACTCTGCTCAAGTAGGTGGAGTTATTAAGCATCCTGGCAAACTAAGTAAAGAAGCTGTAGCTAGACTTAAAAATAGTTGGAATCAATCTTACTCTGGATCATTTGTTGCTGGTAAGACTGCAATACTTGAGGAGGGCATGACTTTCGAGCAGACTAATATTGATGCTAACAAATATCAGCTTTTAGAGACTCGTAGATTCCAGATTGAAGAGATAGCTAGAATCTTTAAAGTTCCTTTATCTTTAATTGGTCACTTAGAAAAAGCTGCTAACTATTCAAGTATAGAGGCTTTGAGCATTGACTTTGTTAGATTTACCTTAATGCCTTATATGGTAATGGTAGAGCAAGAGCTAAACAGAAAACTATTTAGAGAGACAGAGTTTGGCTCGTTTACTATTAAGTTAGATGCCAATGCTTTACTAAGAGGAGATAGTGCCTCACGTGCAAGTTATTACAGAGAGATGGCTAGTATAGGAGCTTTGTCTATCAATGAGATTAGACGAATGGAGGACTTAAACAGAGTTGGTCCAGAGGGCGACCAGTTGTTCATGCCTTTAAACTTTGCTCCAGTAGGAGACATAGAGGAGGAAGATAAATAATGGCTTTAGCTGATATAAATACAAAGCCAACTCAAGAGATGGCAGACGAGGCTACAAAGGGCTTAGAATGGCGTGAGGAGTTTGGTCGTGGTGGCACAGAGGTAGGAGTGGCAAGAGCTAGAGATTTAAAAAATAGAGTTGACCTATCTATAAGAACGATAAAAAGAATGTTTAGTTATTTTAGTAGACATGAGGTTGACAAAGAAGGCAAAGGATTTTATAGTGGAGACGAAGGTTATCCATCTGCTGGTCGAATTGCTTGGGCTTTATGGGGTGGAGATGTTGGCTTCTCTTGGACTGAAAGAAAAATTAAAGAAATAGAAAAAGAAGAAAAATCTAATAGTATGAAAAATAAAGAAGTAAGAACTTTTGACGTTCAAGACTTAGAGCTAAGAATGGACGGAGAGACTCCAATGGTTGTAGGCTATGGAGCAGTATTTAACTCAGAGTCAAATGACTTAGGAGGCTTTAGAGAGTTTATAGCTCCTGGTGCATTTGATGGTAGATTAGAGGATGATGTAAGATTCCTAATCAATCACGATGGTTTACCATTAGCAAGAACGACAAACGGAACGCTTAGACTATCAGTTGACGAAAGAGGTCTAAAGTATGAAGCTAAGTTAAATCCTAATGTATCAACGTCAAGAGACTTAATCGAGTTACTAAAAGATGGGACTATCAACCAGTCTAGCTTTGCATTTATTGTAGAGGATGACTCATGGGAGATGAGAGACGGAACAAACTACAGAACTATAAACAAAGTATCTAGGCTTTACGATGTCTCTAGTGTAACTTACCCAGCTTACAACGAGGCTAGTAGTTCAGTCGCTTTACGTTCTATGGAAGAGTGGAAAGAAAACGAAGAGGCTAAAAAACTTGAGGAAAGTTTAGAGGCTGAAAAAATAGAGGCACAAAAAGAAGATGAAGATTTAAAACAACGCAGCCTCCAAAAAATGCGTTTGACAATCTTAAAAAATAAATATTAATATTAATTTTCTATAAATGAAAAATTCAAAAGTAATCAAAGAGGAAAGAGCTGAGGTTATCGAGAAAATGGAAAGCATAGTATCTTCTGCTGAAGGTCGTGACTTAACATCTGACGAGACCGTAATGTTTGACTCCTTGAATGATAAAGTAGAAGAGCTTAACTCAATGGCTACACGCTCTGAGAAGTTTGAAGCTCTAAAAGCAGCTAACGCTGTAAAAGAAGAGAGAACTAACACTCCAAAAGAGGTTGAGTCTTTCTCATTCCAAGAGGCTATGCGTCAAGCTGTTTCTGGTAAGATTGAAGGTCTATACAAAGAACTAGACCAAGAGGCTAGAAACGAGGCTCGTTACACTGGTCAAAACTTCAAAGGTTTAGCTGTACCATCAATGATTTTAGAAGCAAGAACTGCTGCTGAGACTGGTGCTGTAAACGCTACAGAAGTAATGTCTTTCACAGACCAATTAGAGGCGAATCTAGTATTGGCTTCTGCTGGTGCTAACTTTTACTCTGGTGTAAACAATATGAAATTCCCAGTTATCTCTGGAGTAAATTCTTATTTCTTGCCAGAGAGTGGTGGAACTGCTGGAACTCCAACTGGTACTGCTACAAGTCTTACACTATCTCCTAAGAAGATTGTATCTGTTGTAAATGTTTCTAACGAGGCAATGGCTCAGAACGCATCTTTAGAGGCTGCTCTAAGACGTAACATGGCTCAAAACATTGCAGCTACTATCGAGTCTGCTTTATTGACTGCTGGTTCTGATGTTGCTAATGCTCCAACTTCTATCTTTACTGATGCTGCTGCTGGTGCAACTGGTGTAACTGCTGCTGATTTTTTAGCTTTAGAAGAGGCTGTAATCGCTGCTGGTGTTCAAATGCAAGGAGCTAGAATGTCATACTTATTAGATGCTAACGCTTACTCTATTGTTAAAGCACTTGCTCAAGTATCTGCTGTAAGTCCAATTTGGGACAACCAATCTAAAGAGCTTAACGGTTACTTTGGTTTAGTATCTCCTAACGTTGGTAATGGTGGAGTATCTGGTAAAGCTCACGCTTTATTCGGAGACTTCTCTAAAGTACACATTGCTCAGTTTGGTGGTTTAGATTTCCTTTACGATCCATATACTGGTGGTGCTACTGGAGAGCCTAGATTAATCGTTACATCTTTAATTGATGGAGATGCTGTTCAAAATGACACAGCATTCGCTAACTTGATTGAAGCGTAATTTATTTTTAATGGAGGGAGTGGAAACACTCTCTCCTTTATTATTTTTAAATGGACTACTACAACTACAATTATAATACATTAAGAGGAAACGGTTACGTTCCTTATGGTAAGCTAGTACTTAAAACTGGACCAACTGAATCTGCTATATCTTTAGCTGAGGCAAAGTCATTTTTAAGAATAGACTCGGACTATGATGACGATGATAACTATATCACGTCTTTAATTAATGTAGCTACTAATGTAGTTGAGGAATTTACTAGACGTAGATTGCTTACGCAAACGTATAACTTGTATTTTGACGAGTTCCCACCTTATATTGATTTACAAGTGGGAGATGTTGATAGTGTTACATTTATCAAATATTATGACACCAACAACACAGAACAAACTTTACATGGTAGTAATTTTGACGTAGATACTAAGGTAAGACCAGGAAGGATATATGAGTCGGAGACTGGTAACTTCCCTAACACCTACGAAAGACCTAATGCTGTAGAGGTTGAGTTTATAGTAGGAGGAGCTGCTGCTGATATACCAGCTCCAATAATTCAAAGCATTTACATAATTGTAGGGCGTTACTACGAGAACAGACAAGATATTGTAGTAGGAACACAAGCTAATGAATTGCCTTTAATGGTTGACCATTTACTAACTCCATACCGTTTGCTAGAATTATGATAATAGGCAAAATAGCTAGAAAGTTAAAACTATTCAAACAGACTTACTCTACTAACGCTTATGGCGAGAGGGTAGTATCTGACAATAGCTATGTGACTATCTTTGGAGATTTTGACTTCAAAGGTGGTAACACTTCTTTCGATGCTGATGCTTTAATCAACGACCAGCCAATAGAATGTTTAATAAGATATAGAACGGATATAGGAGTAAGTCCACAATACTTTATTTCTAATGGCTCAACTAATTACTCTATCAAGAGTATTAAGGAAATAGGTCGTAAAGATAAGATGGTCATTTTATTAGAAAAGAATGACGTTGTAGATTTATCTCAGACTGCTGCCAATCAATTTGTCTTTACTATTGACACAGAGAATACATCTAGTGGCTCTAGTTTAAATACTCAGTTTATGATGCCATTGGTTAGTGGTGGTAGTTATAACGCTGTAGTAAACTGGGGAGATGGCTCTAGCGATACAATAACTAGCTACAATCAACAAGAGGTTACACACACTTATAGTAGTGCTGGACAATACGAAATAAGCATAGAGGGAACATTGCAAGGATGGCAATTTAATAACGCTGGAGATAGGCTTAAAATGCTTGACGTAAAACAATGGGGAGTCTTAGACTTATCTACTAACGCTGCGTTTTATGGTTGCACTAATTTAGATGCTAGTGCTACAGATGCTCCTACTATTTCTACTGATTCTTTTTATAGAATTTTTAGGGAATGTACTAACTTTAATGGAGCTATTAGTAATTGGAATGTCAGCACAGTTACTACTCTGCAAGAGTCTTTTTATGCTTGTTCTACTTTCAACAATTCTATAAATAGCTGGGATGTTTCAAATGTATTTTCAATGGTAAGTTGTTTCTTTAATTGTACTTCATTTGACCAAGATTTGAACTCTTGGGACACTACAAGCATTCAATATATGCAATTCGGTTTTTATAATTGCTCACAATTCAACGGAGATATATATAGCTGGGATACATCTACAGCAGAAAATATGAGCTTTATGCTCTACAACTGCGACCTATTCGACCAATCTCTAGCAGCGTGGAATATAGAAAGTGTGACTAACTTTACAAGCTTTATGCAGAACGCTAGTGGTTTATCTACTACTAACTACGATGCTACATTAATATCATGGGCTGCACAATCTGTATCACAAAATGAAAGTATAAACTTCGGAGGCTCACAATTTACAGAGTCAGCTTATGCTTCAAGATTTAGCCTAATAGATGACGATGGTTGGACTATTGTTGATGGTGGTATATTTGATCCAACACCAGCCGACTACATAAGCATACTAAACACAAGAGTAGTAGCTGCTGGAGGAGTAGTAGAGAACACTACAGATAGCCAAGCATTCTTACAAGACTTAAACGATATAAGCTAATGGCAGACGGACTATTAAATAAAGCAAGTATTATCTTAACTCCTACTGGTTACAAAGCTGGAACGCTTTACAACGTAGCACCAGTAGTAGAGCCTTATGAGGACTTTGACTTTACTAGAGCTAGTGTTGCTA